CTTGATAAATAGTAAGGGTATGCTAACATACCTATACGTTCATCCCAAAAGGGACGCAAGTAAGCCGACACGGAACGGAATCGTTCATCCCAATGTTTCACCTAGCAGTTATCGCAACCGCCTTCTCTTGTATCGAAGCTCAATCACTCATCGATAAGATGAATGAGTATAAGATAGAAGAAGAGACACGAGCTGAGATGATCAGCGTAGTGATGGGAGAGACAGCTCATTGTGAGTGGGACGCAAATGCCGACTGAAGGAACGGGGTCTTATACACCCTACTTTCAGGAGAAAGCAAATGACAACAGTCACTTATCGTGGAGTCCAGTACGACTCTGAAGCATACAACGCTAAAGTTCTCGAGGAGAATGCCAAGCGTAACAGACACGATCTAATGTATCGTGGACTTAAGGTTTCCAAAAAGATGGTAACCGCCTAACTAAATAGTGGGGACTTCGGTCCCCATTTTTTATGAACATATGAAAATTGATACACAAGGGATGTCTGGTCCCGTTGATCCTAACTATAAAGGAAGACCACTAGAGCAACAGCAAAGAGAACTTCCCAAAGCAATCATCACACCTCGTAGGTTGTTTACTGAGAGTTATGTTAAGGAGATGAAGATCCTTATCAATGAAGTGTTGGATGAAAGACAATACCAAAAGGAATTGTCACAAGCGGTTGACAACCCAACACCGCCTGGTATATCATACTTTGATGTAGAGCACTTCAAACACTCTATTGATGACCCAGAACCTGAGTACCCATTAAGAAAACCTTAAATGAATAAGTACTTAAGTCTACCTACAGGACTCCTGCAATGGATTGGGAGTTAGAGCAACGTTGTATACGACTCGAAGACATGATCATTGTTTACGAACAAGAAATTAAAACATTAACACAAGAAAATGAACAGTTGAAGAAGAAGCTTAGCATTCTTCAAGAAAAACTATCTGTGATTGAATCCTATGACGAAGACGACGACGAAGCGTAAACGCATCGGTGTTATGTGCTCTGGCAAGGGCACCAACTTTGAAAACATAGTAATGACATGTAATAAGCACGAGGTAGTGCTTATGATACATGATAAGAAAGAGTGTGGAGCAGCAAGAAGAGCAGAGAAGTATGGAATTCCACACGTAAGAGTAAAGCATAATAGAGAAGACGAGATGATTGCCCTCTTCAAATCATGGAGAGTAGATCTAATAGTCTTAGCGGGGTACATGAGAATACTGAAGAGACCTTCAGACTTTCACTGCCCCATTATTAATGTACACCCATCACTGCTACCAAAGTATAAAGGATTACACGCAGTTGAAAGAGCCCTAGATAGTAATGATACCATAACAGGATGTACTGTACACTATGTGAATGAAGAGTTAGATGGTGGAGATATAATAGCTCAGAATAAAGTAGATATACTACCTGATGATACTGTTGACACACTGACCAGACGCATTCAACTACAAGAGTATGCACTGTTACCTTATGTGATTGAACATTATGAAACCCCAGTCAGCAAAAGCGAAAGGAAGACTCTTTCAGCAGTGGGTGCGAGACATGCTTATAGAGGAGAGGAATATACATCCAGAGGACATCGAGTCGAGATCGATGGGGGCGGGTGGAGAAGACTTGATTATGGCTCGTGATGCTAGACAAAAGTTTCCTTTTAGTATAGAATGTAAGAATCAAGAGAAGTTAAACGTGTATGATGCATACGATCAGGCATGTGCTAACTCTGGAGACCATGAGCCTATCCTATTCATGAAGAAGAATAGGAAGAAGGCTCTTGCTGTCGTAGATGCTGAGTGGTTTATAAAGAATTTTAAATGACAGTCTATAGTATGTTTTCTGTCCCTATCATTCACTATCCTATAGCGAATTGGGCAGAGAATAAAAAGAAAATATTAGATGCACTGCCACCTGAGACACCAGAGCATGCTGATCCACAGGACAATGGTTTGTTTACAGACTTCTTTACCAATTCAGGTGTAAACTCTAAAGATTTACCTGACTATGCAGAGACTATTATCAGTGTAATTAAACCATACCTTGCAGAGTTTACAGATCAGAGAAGGGTAGAGTTTAGTGACATGTGGTACCAGAAATATTATAAAGGGGTACAACATCAGGTGCACGTGCATGGACACAGTGGATGGTCGTCAGTAATATATGTTGAGTTTGATCCAGATGTGCATCAAGCAACAACATTCTATTCACCATTTAGAAACCCTTGGAATGGTAACCTAGAGGTCTTCCACCCTCCTGTAAATGAGGGAGACATGGTAATCTTTCCTGCAACTATAATGCATGAGGCAGCACCTAATAAATCAGACAAGAGAAGAACTATTGTGTCTTATAATCTCAGAGGACATGTAGATAGAGTTAAGTATGAGATGTGGAATGGTGATCCAATCATTAGAGTGCCAGCATGAGTATACCAGAAGAGATAGTAATATATAAGGATAATGTCTGTGAAAAGCGGACAGATTTTATATGGGGTAGACACATTAAAGATGAGGTATGTGATGACCTCTTAGAGTTTTGGGACAATCAAAGATTCTTACATGTCCAACCAGGACAAGTGTATCGTGAGGGTGAACCAACAACAGACCCAGATTTTAAAGAGTCTATGGACATGATGGTACCTCATCAGGTAACAATTCCTCATGTGCAGAATTATTTGAGATCATTACAGGGTGTCTTGGATGATTATGTAAAGACCTTTCCTTTCTGTAATACATCTAGGTTTACAATAGTTGAACCTTTAAGTTTCCAGTGCTACCCTGTTGGTGGTGGGTTTAAGGAGTGGCATACCGAGAGATTAAATGCTCTACCTGGTACTGCCTTTAGACACCTAGTCTTTATGACATATCTTAACGATGTGCCTGACGGTGGCACTGAGTTCTACCACCAAGACCTTTACATTCCAGCGAAGAAAGGTTATACTGTCATATGGCCTGCCGAATGGACTCATTTCCATCGTGGAAGAGTCAGTAATACTTCTGAGAAGAAGATCATTACAGGTTGGTTTACCTATGTCTGAGGAGACCTACTATCAATACCTATTACAACAGTATCGATTAGCTATGCAAGATCAAGGGGCAATCCCTAAAGAAAGTCAGGATGAGTTATGGAATAGAGCACTTGATATCTTCATCGAGTCTGTCCATAAACCTGACAACGCACTACGCACTTGTGCTCACAACCAAAAGTGCTATAATGAACTGATGTGGATCCGAGAGGACATCATCGACCACCTAAACACACTACGGAGAAAGTAAATGACTTGTGGATTACATGGAAAATTGGATGCTGCTGTTACAGCAGTGAAGGAAGCACTTGCTGCATCACTAGAAGCAGATGTAAGTGATAAGGATTTAGATAATTTAATATGTGCATACAAAGGACTTAAGTCTGTTGCCAAAGCAAATGTTACAACTGGTATAGAATTTGTACCTGATACTACGTTAGGAGATGCACTCACATTCAATGATGACATCAAGATTGATACTAGTAACATCGGTGCTGCTGGTGTAGTCACATTCGGTGGAGATTACGTTGCTGGACTAGGATCTGACGTGATTACATTCCCTGATGACATTGATAAGGATGTCTGATTGGGGGTAACCCCACCTTTAGGGGTTGACAGAAATTTAATCTTTGCTATATAATTATGTAACGTTACTTAACATAAGTTAACACACATGACACAATCAGTAGCAAGACGTAATACAGTTACTGAGTATGGTAAGCAAAACATCTTTGCTAACCAACCTCAGATGGAATACGTTGAAAATTACGAAGGTTACTGGAAGAATGCAGAGTTACTCAATGGTCGCCTAGCGATGATTGGTTTGTTTGCAGCGATCCATAACTATGCCATCTTCGGATGGATCATACCAGGGATTGCCTAGTCGAGGCAGGTCTCTTTAAATTTCTACCCCTAATTAATCTAAGAAAATGACACCAGAAGCAGAAAAGTTTAACGGTTGGATGGCAATGAT